TTAAAGGGAACTCTATCCTGTACTTTGTGACCGTTATTTATCCCACGAACAAGGATACTATTGCCATATTGGTTTACGCTAGTATAAAACTTCATTAATAAAAACCTTAGGGATATAAATATTAGTATAATTATATAATACTAATGCAAATGTGTCAATAGAAATATAATAAAAGGACATTTAAAACATGCACAGAGGAAAGATGCGGGGGCATCTTTTTGGTATGTTTACACTAACGGATCTAGCCGCTGATTCGATAACCAAACTAGAAAATAATTTCTTTATTACAAAAGTAATGAAGGGATACTTGCCATAAGTTATGGATCCAATCACATTATTTGCCCTTGCTAACGCAGCAGTATCCGCTGTCAAAGCTGGGTGTAAACTATACAAGGATATTAAAGGTGCTGTCGGCGATGTAAAAGATGTACTTAAAGATTTAGACCAACAGTTTTCTAAATTACATCCGCCAGAAAAACCTGCAACTACTGAACAGAGAAATGCATTAGTAAAAGAAAAAAATCGTGTCATTGAATTAAACAAACGAGATGGAGAGACTACAGGAATCTATAGTGAAATAGGTGAGCATTTAGGAACATACTATGATAACTACTATAAATGTATTGCAATTTTTGAAGAAGAAGAAAAACGTAGTAAGAATCAACTTTACACAGGTGATGCTAGTTTGGGCAAAAGGGCATTACAAAGAGTCCTAATGAAAAAACAATTAGAACAAATGGGTAAAGAATTGCGCGAGTTAATGATATATCAAAGCCCACCAGAATTGGGCGCGTTGTATACCGAAGTTGAAGATATGATGGAAGTTATGGGTAAGCAACAAAAAACTCTTCTTATACAACAGATAAAAAGACATGACACTGAAGAAAGAAAAAGAAAACAGAAAATGCAACAATTTCACCATAACATGATTATTGGAATTGGTTGTTTAGTTGTTTGTTTTGGTACAGCATTAATTATGTTATATGTTATACAAGATAGAATTGAAAAGTATCCCCAGTATGGAAATGATCTAATCCCAAAGAATGAAGAAAGACGTAGAGAAGAGGCCGCACCTAAAAAATATGTAGGAAGATAGTGTATCTACTAACTAATATAAAAGGTAATTAGATGTTAACCAAAAAAACCTTACTCGGCCTTGCTGCATTTTCTGCGGCAGTTGCCCCATTGGTTTCAAATTTTGATTTTGATCTTAGAATGGCGGTAACGTCTAAGGAAAAACCGTATGCAGTTGTGGAAACTGCATGTGATCTTGCAAGTAAAAAATTCTCAGACGGGCTTTTAGTATGCGAGTATAGATGCAGGGATAGAGATAAAAGTCATGTAAATAAAACTTACTATAATACTTCTAGTTTTTGTCCTGCAACTATAACTGAACAAATAAAATTAACTAAAAGAAATTAGTTCTGTACAATATTTAATGATGCGTAGTTTGGAGATATTGCAGATTGCTCCGACACTATTTGAATACCTGATCCGAAAATAGATTGATACTGATTGAAAACAGAATCTTCTAATTCCGCTTCCCAAATAACAGCTCTTTCATCCACTGTAATGGTATGATCTTTAGCGTAACCTGCGTATGGGATCAATGCCATGGAATGTTGATCGGGTGTTGACTTAGATGAAATCAACATAACAGCACACGGACGTGTTACTTCAATCTTTGTTTCTGAGTATTTTAATTGTCCGATGATTTCTTCACCAGTAACAAGTTTAAGTATTTTAATCATTTCATTTCCTATTATTTTGTTGGTAGGCATCCCAACCAGCCTGAAACCAATCTATACCAAAAGGATTATATAACTTTTCTAATTTGGTATCCATAAATGTTTTAGTCAATTCGGACGTCACTTCTAATTGCGTTTCTAGTGCACTATGTAAAAATGCACCTTGTGTATCTACATACGTTGTCCAAGATTTTTTAAGATTCGGATTTTTTATGTATTTTTCAATAAACTGTTTCTTGCCATTTTGTATTGAGTCTATAGTTAGATTTACTGGATCTAGCATTTTATTTCCTTTATTTTAAATGGGGCCGAAGCCCCATGGATTATAGTACCCTAGATTCAGGATCTTCTGTAAGCAATTGTTTTTTATTTTTTGATGTCTTTACATCTGCCTCAGAATCTTTTACTTCAATTTTCTTTGGCTTCTTATGTTCTGGAATAATACGCTCCAAGAAAACTTTTAGCATGCCATTCATCATAGCTGCATCTTTTACTTCAACTGTGTCTTCTAAAGCAAAAGTTCTTGTGAATGCACGATTAGCAATTCCTTTAAATAAGAATGAGTCGTCGGCGTCTTCATTATGTACATTACCTTTGACAATCATCTTGCCATCAGCTAATTCAATTTCAATATCCTGTTTAGCAAAACCAGCAACAGCCAATTCGATAACGTAAGTGTTATCGCCTGTTTTCTTAATATTGTATGGAGGATAGTTTGGGATTGCCTTTGTTAGATCATCATGGATCTTTGATAGGCGATTGAATTGATCATCAAATCCTACAAAAAATTTATCAAAATCTTTAGGCAGGTTATTTAAAAAATATGTCATTGTGTGCTCCTTAATTAAGCGAGTTAATAATGCTACCCCGAAGGCGTAGCGTTTAGTGACGGTTTTATTGGGATCCGTCAACCCTATCCCATCCCTGAGATATAATTATTTATTGCCAGATGATAACTTTTTCTTACCAATGTTATACTTTGTTTCAAGCATCCACTCATTTTTTTCTTTGTGAGAAATTACTTTGATTTGTGAAAGTGGTGCATAATCAGTAAAATAATCTGGATCGTTAATTTTAATTAATCCCCAATCCACTAGCAACTTAGCAATCGTGTTTCTTCTCTGTAAGTCATTATCTGATAGGTCAGCGGTCTTTCCATCTAAGGCAAAGAGCTCTTTAAAATGAACTATAAAATAATGTCCTTGTTTGTGTAGTATGTGGCAAGATTGAAATAGTGTTTTATCTTTTCTAGATGCCACACCGATCCGTGTTAGAGTTTCTCTTACCTTTAAAAAATCGTCGGGTTCTGTTAGTATTACTTCCAAGGGTTTATACCCCGGATAGTTTATACTTATCATTTCAGTACTCATTCCTGCCACCTTTTGTTATTTTTCTTTTCATATCTTCAATAATCTTATCATCTAGAAGTGGGAGTACTTGCTTAGCTTTTTCTGTGCTGTAGCCATAGTATTCTTTTATAACTTCCAAATCATTGATTTTCTCAGCCTTGATCCATTTATTGAATCTCTTCTTGGGCCTAATAATATTTATAAGAAAGTGAAATTGAAGGATCTTATCTAAATGGGGACGAGAGTTCATTTCATTGGCGGGGATTACTGTATCTGGTCCGTAGGATAACCCCTTATTAATAATATAGGGATTATATTGTTTCTCAGACCAATCATCTACTATTAAATTTTCCTTACTGTGATGGATTGCATTAATAAAATCAAAGGGTGAAATTGCAGGAGCCTTATAAGGAACTTCCTCTATTTTTTCTACAGGTGTTCCAAACAAGCTCATAGTACCATCCTTAATAAGCCTATGGTATCTATTGCAACTAACAATAAGTAATTAGCCAACATCCCAACTGATTTCCTAGTATAAGCAGCCCAAGAATAGATAGCACAACCACAAATCCATATAGGATATAATATAAGCAAAGGAGGATTGGGAACCGTGAATGCCATTGTGATAGCGCACCCAATAGATATACCCCAAGCAAGGCACTCCAACATAAACCTATTAGCATTAGTCCGCCAGTCATCTCTTATCCATTCAAAGGTTGGTCTAAATAGTTCAATCATTTAAATTCCACCGCGGCCATAATCTCAGTTAGGCATGCTACAAGATTAATTTCTTGATCTGCACAAAATGCGGCTTTGTACTGATAATCTGCAAGTAATAAAATTAACTGCGGAACTTGTTTAACTTGGTCTGTCAATGTATCGTATAATTTTCTAAAGATAGTCCCAGGATCATTGTCAATATTATTACCAACCCATGTACGCATCTTTTTCCAATCTCCATCCTTTAAAGAAGAGACAAGTTCCTGCATATTAGATTCGCCCAGATTAACAAAGATACCTTCGTCAATTTTACCCGAGGCTGAGTATCTCTGCAATTCATTTAGGACACGTCTGTAATCGGGGAAATGCTTTTCAATTACCTTTGCGATTACTTTACCATCTGCCTCAATCTTTTCGATAGACATAATCTCGGTAACACGCTTAAAGAATGCTGCCGCAATTTTAGGCTTATCTGCTTTGGGTAATTTAAATTCAATAACCGCAGTACGAGAATGAAGCGGGGGAATAATTCTATTCTTAAAGTTACAAGTAAGAATAAACCTACAATTAGATGAGAACTCTTCTATAAATGCTCTCAATGCAGGTTGTGTAGAGTTAGGATTAAGATAGTCTGCCTCATCCAAAATTACAACTTTTGGCTTACCACTGAATGATACAGTAGATGCAAACTGTTTAATCTTTGTACGAAGAACATCAATACCAGATTCTTCTGATCCGTTAATAATAAGATAATCTGTTCCCAACTCTTCGCATAATGCTCGAGCAACTGTGGTCTTGCCCATGCCTGCACCACCGCATAATAGCATGTTCTGAATCTCACCCTTAGCCAACATCTCTTGAAAGATGTTCTTTTGATCTGCGGGTAAGATGCAGTCATCTAGTTTGCGAGGGCGATATTTCTCAACCCACAAAAATTCATTTTCACGATATTCCATAATAACC